ATTGATGTTCTCTGCGGAGGAACACCCTGCCAATCCTTCTCAATCGCAGGACTCAGAAAAGGATTGGATGACCCGCGTGGCAACCTCATGCTCACCTTTCTTGCCATTGCTAAACGATATCGGCCCACATGGGTGGTCTGGGAGAACGTCCCCGGCGTTTTGTCCTCCAATGGAGGACGGGACTTTGGCTCCTTCCTCGGAGGGCTGGCAGAGTGCGGGTATGGGTTCGCATACAGGGTGCTTGACGCTCAGTATTTCGGAGTGGCCCAAAGACGCAAGCGTGTGTTCGTTGTCGGATATCTTGGAGACTGGCACCCTGCCGCAGCGGTTCTATTTGAGCAGCACAGCCTGCAAGGGCATCCTGCGCCGAGCAGAGAAACGAGGCAAAGAGTTGCCCCAACAGTTACTAACGGCTCTCCGTTCAGTCGCACAGGAAACGAACGAGTAGAGTGTGATGCTCTTGTCTCTATGTGTCTCACCAGGGGAGGGCAGCAGCGTTTGGATGCGGAGTCGGAGACGCTGATTCCTACCATTGCCTTCCACCCAACACAAGACCCAATCAGCAGTTCAGACTTGTGCCATGCCATCGGGGCTAACGAGAACGCAACGGCGGCGGTGGCGTTCGCACAGAACCAGCGTGACGAGGTGCGGCTTATGGATGTTGCAGGCGCGTTGGCCGCAGAGCCGGGGATGAAGCAGCAGACCTACCTGCAGACCGCCATGCAAGTCCGCCGCCTGACTCCCGTTGAGTGTGAGCGCCTGCAGGGCTTCCAAGACAACTACACGGCTATCCCCTGGCGCAAGAAGCCAGCAACAGAATGCCCTGATGGCCCCAGGTACAAAGCACTAGGCAACTCTTGGGCAGTCCCCGTTGCACGATGGATAGGCGACCGCATCAACAAGGTCAGCAAGATCATTGACCACACAAAAAAGTAGGAAAAGATGTTGACCCTCTCTTGAAGGATCGCTTACACTAGCGTCACTGCAATCAAGCAGTTCAACAGAGAAGGAACAGAGAAATGAACACCACTTACAAGCGCTACACGGTTCTTGGTATCAGCGACAAGACTGAGTGTGATGTTTGCGGCAAGACCAATCTGAAGATGACTATCGTGATTGAGTCTCAAGAGTCTGGCGAGATCCTGCACTACGGTTCTGACTGTGCATCACGCACTCTGCGCCAAGACTACCGTGGCAAGCGTTACCCAGTAAGCCGCGAAGCAGCGATCAGCATGGGTCGCGCAGCCAAGCGCGGTGAGTACAAGACAACCCTTGTAGGCCGCAACTAAAAAACGGGGCTTCGGCCCCAACAACTACAGAGAAGACATCATGCTGTACGGATACATCTCCTCCTTCGACGCCGACAGGCCCGAAACCCCTGAAGAGCTGGAATTCACAACCATCATCAACGGCACCACTCGCACAGTAGAGTACGACGAAGACGGCGCCTTCATCGTCAAGCTCAACGGCAAGATCGCAGAAGGCGACATCACTGAAGAGCAGTGGAGTCAGATTGAGAATGAAGTTCACAACAGGCTTCAACTTGTTGACTCATAAAAATGACACCGCTTGTTTGTGAAGCCGTCAAGTTAGCCCCTCAGCCGGAAACGGCTATGTGGTTTGACATCGGGCATCTTGCTAGAGATGACAGAGTAGTTCTGTCTTCGGAAGAAGTGCTGTATCTCCCGTACAAGCGTACAGGTGTTGTAGGCTTCGATACTAAAGGCGGCAAGTTCAGCCTGTGGTTCACGGGCGGAGAAAACAGCGTCACGGTAGCCGGATGTTCAATGGAGGCGCCAGTAAGGTACTTCGCCCCCTTCGCGTGGATCAAAACAGATGACGGAATCCGCTACTACAACAACGATAAAGAAGTAACTAAAGAAGAGCTTGAGAAGCCTCTTAGACTTGCATTCACCGTTGTAGGCAAGATTCAATCCCTATCACAAGGCTACAGGCCAACTCCAAAAAGAACATTCCTAAACCAAAAACGTATTGCCAAGGGCAAGCCACCACTAGCCTTTGATTGGCACACGGTAGCAATTGAGCCACCCGCGAAAAAGAACGAATCTCAAGGCGGAACCCACTCAAGCCCAAGACTGCACGATAGACGAGGGCACTACAGACTCATCAAAAAGACAAACAAACGAGTCTGGGTCAAGTCTTGCAAAGTGGGATCAGCCAAACTTGGCGTCATCTTCAAAGACTACACAATTAAAGATAACATTGACTCACAGGTTAACTCCAAACTAATGGGCCATGACTACTAAAAGATTGAGAGGGCGCCCCTCTATCTACTCCCCAGCACTAGCGTCAGAGATATGTTCTCGCATTGCTGAGGGAGAGAGCCTGCGCTCTATCTGCAGGGATGACGCAATGCCTTCGATGGCCAGCGTCTTCTTGTGGTTGTCGCAAAAGCCGGATTTCTCTGAGCAATACACCCGCGCACGGGAAGAGCAGGCGGATGTTCATGCTGATGCCATCGTGGCGATTGCTGATGAGACGCCTGACGTTGAAGAGGTGCGCGACAGGGAAGGGAACATCATTGACCTGAAGCTGCACTCTGCTTATGTGCAGTGGCAGAAGAACCGCATTGACGCCCGTAAGTGGGTTGCCTCAAAGTTAAAGCCGAAGAAGTATGGTGACCGGATTAACTTAGCGGGTGATGCTGAATCTCCGATTAAGGTTGAAGCCGAGGTTCATGCGGATAAGTTGCTGGAGGCCTTGGTGACTAACGCTGAACTGCGCAAGACTGCCGGTGACTGATCTAGCTGAAGCATTCCAGCAGCCGGATGTGCTGCAGGCTCTCAAGACACTACCCCCTGAAAAGCGCCTAGCCTATCTCTGGAGGGCTAACTGGATCGAGAAGGCACACAAGCACCAGATGCCGCCTCCAGGCGACTGGTGGACGATCTGGCTGCTCCTAGCGGGCCGCGGTGCAGGTAAGCAGCTATGCGTTGACACCCCAATCCCAACCCCAACAGGATGGGTGCGTAATGGCGACTTAAAGGCTGGGGATGCTGTTTTTGATGAGCGTGGGCAGGTCTGTACTGTGGTGCAGGCCCACCCCATCACGATGCCTGAGACGGCCTATCGGGTTACTTTTAACGATGGTTCCAGTATTGATGCTGATGGAGAGCATCTGTGGACGACCCTGACTCACCGAGCCCGCAAGCAGATGCTGCGGCACGGCATCAACTGTGTCCCCGAGGACTGGGCGTCTTACCGCCATCCCTTGATTGACTGCCACAAGAACATCGTCGGGGATGTCGGGGCTGAAACCCTGACAACCCAGGCGCTCAAAGACACTCTGACGCACTCCTCCAGGGGGGATCTAAACCACTGCATCCCCACAGCGTTGCCCCTGTCGTTACTGGATGCGGATCTACCTATAGACCCGTACTTGCTGGGTTCTTGGTTGGGGGACGGCTCATCCAAAGAGCAGGTTATCTGGGGGCACATTGATGACATTAGCCTGATTGAGGGCCATGCCAAGAGTCTTGGCTATGAAGCCTACCTGATTCATGACCGACAGAACACATGGAAAGTGAAGGTTGTTGGCCTTTCCAAACAGCTTCGGCAGCTAGGGGTCTATGGCAACAAGCACGTACCCTCGATCTACCTTAGAGCCTCCATTGATCAACGCTTAAGCCTGCTGCGTGGCCTGATGGATACGGATGGCTATCAGGATTCCAAGCTGGCTGAGTTCTGCAACACCAACCGCAGACTGGCTGAGGCCGTGTACGAGCTGGCTGTGTCCCTTGGTGAGAAGCCTGTGATGAAGGAGTCTAGGGCTCTTCTCAGAGGCCGGGACTGCGGGGAGAAGTACCGCGTCACCTGGAGATGGAACCGCTTTAACCCCTTCAGGATGGAGCGCAAGGCCAACCGCCTGGGTAAACCCGCGGGCCAAGCGTTTAAGCACGGCCATCGGATGATCGTGTCCATCGAGCGGATTGATCCCAAGCCCATGCGCTGCATCACGGTCGATAGCCCCTCCAGGCTCTATCTGGCTGGGCAGGCAATGATCCCCACGCACAACACACGCACAGCAGCAGAGCAGGTAGGTTGGTGGGCCTGGACTGAGCCGGGGACACGCTGGCTCGTTGGAGCTCCGACCAGTGCTGACGTCAAGGCTACCTGCTTCGAGGGCGACTCGGGATTATTGAACGTTATCCCCGCTCCACTAATTGCTGACTACAACAAGCAGCACCACGAACTGAAGCTCACCAACGGCTCACTTATTAAGGGCATCCCTGCGTCTGAGCCTGAGCGCTTCCGGGGTCCACAGTTCCACGGGGCATGGCTGGATGAGCTTGCTGCCTGGGACTACCTACAAGAAGCCTGGGACCAGATCCAGTTCTCCGTTCGCCTGGGAACCAGAACCCGCATCGTTGCCACCACCACACCCAGACCGAAGGATCTGATCGTGGAACTGGTGGGCCGTGAAGGCGATGACGTAGCTCTGACCACTGCCAGCACCTACGCGAACCTTGCGAACCTAGCGCCGTCCTTCCAGAAGCAGATCCTGCAGTACGAGGGGACGAAGCTGGGCAGGCAGGAGATCCACGCTGAGATCATCGACCCCGAAGAGGGCGGCATTGTGCAGCGCAGCATGTTCAAGCTGTGGCCTGATGGCAAGGCCTTTCCTAAGTTCGAGTACATCGTCCAGTCGTATGACTGCGCCACCAGCGAGAAGACACAGAATGACCCAACTGCCAGTACGACCTGGGGAATCTTTAAGCCACTTGACGGGCCTATGTCTGCGATGCTTATTGATTGCTGGCAGGAGAGGATGCAGTATCCGGACCTGCGCCCGAAGGTCATCGAAGAGTATGAGACGATCTTCGGTGAGGGCAAAGAGAAGAAGCGCGTGGATCTCATACTCATCGAGGACAAGTCCGCAGGCATTTCTCTGATCCAAGACCTGCAGAGAGCGCATCTTCCGGTGAGGGGATACAACCCTGGACGAGCAGATAAGCTGCAGCGCCTGAACATCGTTTCCAACATCATCGCTAGAGGCAGGGTGTGGATCCCTGAGTCTTCCAACAGGAAGGGCTACGTCAGGGACTGGGCGGAAGGCTTTGTCAGCCAGATCTGTAGCTTCCCTGAGACGACACATGATGATTTTGTGGATTCCGCCACGATGGCATTGAGATTCCTTCGCGACGCTGGCTGGCTCGAGGTTGATCCACCACCGCGGGATGACTGGGATGAAGAAGACTATGCAGACACAGGCAGACAACGAAGAACAAATCCATATGCCGAATGAGCCTATGGTCAGGACGCACTTTCTTGGGGAAGGTCATGTGATGACCCCTTTGTGTTGGTGCTTTCCTAGGTTAGACTTTAAGTGCCCAGAAACTGGCAACGAAGTATGGGTACATCACCAACCGTGTTAAGGAGAATGAGATGAAGAAGTTCTATGCGCCTGTGATCCTGGCGGCGCTGTTGGCGTCTGGCCCTGCGTTCGCAATGCTGACGCTGAAGTCTTGCAACATGGTTCAGACCATGCAAGGGGTGCGTTGGCTGGGCGTGTACTGCGACTCACAGCGCAACTGTGTGCAGCAACTGTTCACTGAGTATTGCCCCTACATGATTTGACCTGTTGACAGAACCGCTGCACATCTGTACAGTTCGTTCTGTTGGCGACACAACCGACTGACCAGCCCTTAGTTTTGCTTCCACCCTCTGCCCCAAGAGGGTTGTGTTTGGGAGCAAAATTAAGGGCCTTTTGGTTTATGCGCCGGATAAAAGGAGTACGGTGCATGCTGCAGAAGATCATCTTCCCTCTCTCGCACGAAACCTACAGATCGTGTCCCATCAAACCAGAGGAGCAGCTAGAACTAGCGTCGAGCTTTGGTCTGCCAATAGAGAGAATCCAGCAAGAACTAAACGCGATGGCGCAAGCTATGCGCGAAGGTGAGCTTGTTACTCCGAGGACCACAAACAAGCTGCGCCGCTTCGTCCGCGCGAAGATAGAGCGAGACTTGAAGCCAAAGGGGCCGTCTGCAAAGCAGAGGATTCAGGCGTTCCAGCAGTCCCCTGGATTTAAATTTGCAGTCTTCCGGCGTTCTGCTTCTGGTAGGTCAGCAAACTTTCAGGTGTTGCATGACACTTACGAAAAGGCGCTCGAAGTTGCTAGGACGCATGCAGCAGAAAATGCGGGCGACGGCCACTCTGACTTTACGTTCTATGTGGTTGAGATAAAGCACCGCGTAGGCATTGAAGACGGCAAACTGGTTGATGCTGCCGTGATGTAACCGCTACCTCCCCGACGGGTAGTCGGGCGCCAGGGCGCGTTAGCTAATGAGCCTGCATGGGCTGCACCCAAGAAACACCGGCTCCCGTACACCCCGGAGATGCCGCCCAGCCTGTTAGCGAGGGACTGGACAAGACGGAGCGGACCAAGGTGAAGACAACCGCCCCATCGAATGAATCGCTGCCTCATGGGTTTGCTGGGATGGCTTAGGATAGCCCTCCGGGCAGGGATGGATAGCCTGGGCTATCACCCTTGGGGAACCCATCACCAAAATAACAGGCTAAACCTTGAGCATAGTTACTCCGCTGTGTGTGTTCTTTGCGGTCAACCCTGAAGAAGAACTGACAAGTCAAGATGTTGGTTTGAAGTGGGGGATGGATCACAATAGTGTTAGAAGGACTTTGCAGCATGCTGAAGTCAAGGGATGGGTTGTCAGAACCCGCAAGAGGGATGCTGTAACCAAGTCCTGGCGCTGGCATTACACGGCTGGCCCGCGTTTGCTTAAAGAGATAGGCAGGGGTTAAGATTCAGCCGCACGTTAGGAGCAGGCATGGAATTACCCGAGCAGGACAGGCAGGCGCTTATTGAAGCTGCCCGCAGACGAGGTGTTACTGGATCAGGTGGTGCCGCATTTGGCGTGATGCCTTCATCTGGTAAGCGTCCTGAGAAACTGAACGTCTCGCGTGATGTAAACATGCCTGCCCAGATGGCGCGGGGATGGGTAGCTGGAACTCTGGGGTTGCCTGGGGACATCGAGTCTCTTGGGCGCATGGGTATCAACCTTGTGAAGCCTGGGGCGGTGGCGGAGGAGTCCTTCCTGCCGACTTCTGAGTTCTATCAAGAGTACCTGCCTGGGGGCGATGAGAGGCCTGCTGCTAAGTTCGCATCGGGGCTAGGAGCGCTTACTGGGGGCATGGGTAGTACCACTTTAGTCAGGGGCGCTGGTAAGGGCGCTAAGGCTGTAGGAAAGGCTCTGGGGCCAAAGGCTGCAGAGATGGCAGAGGGCTACCTGCAGAGGAGTGGACTGGCTCCGTCTGTGATCAAGCCCAAGGGTGGTAACTGGTTGTCCGGAACGGTTGAGAAGAGCACTGAGCCTTTAAGAAGCCGTGGGCCAACAGAAGCTGACAGAGAGTGGATTCTTCAGCACGCCGAGAACCAGCGCGAACTAGGGCAAGACCCGACTAGAGTCTTGGAGGGCTTAGAGGCCATACCTCGTACAGAGGCCATCAACAATTGGATCGACACCAAGCTCAACAAGTACATCAAGAATGAGATGGGTACACCGGAAGACCCAGTGAGGGGTTTGGCTGAACGTGGCATTACCCACTTACAAGATCCTCCTCCAGAGACAGTAGGAGGATGGACAAAGTTATACCGCAAAGAGGCGGGGTTTCCGGAAGAGGGGTTGGGGCAAAGTCCTCAGGCGCGGGATTGGGAGAACATCACTGACCGCCTGATTGCCTCGCAGTCTGCTGGCAAGTTGCGTGGTGCTTTGAAAGAGTACGAGGGCGCTAAGACAACCTCTGACATTCATGGGGTGGTGGACAGGATTCTTATCAGAGAGAGAGTCGAACAACTTAAAGACACATTCAAAAACACTTCCAACAAGCAATTGGAAGATGAGTTCAATGTTGATTACAAGATTACCGACAAGAATCGAGACAAGGCCATAGAAGACTGGGCTCGGATGGAGGTTGAGGGCTACTACCGAGGCAACCCAGAAGATATTCTGGGGCCACAGGCTAATTTCCGGTTGGGTTTGACTGCCAGGGATGAAGCAGATTTTGGTGGCAAAGATTTAAGCTGGCTTGAGAAAGTCCCAAGCGAACAGCGAGTCTATGGACTCATCTCAGATGATGTCAGTGATTACACGCCGGGTTTTGAGCACCTCATAGACGAACTGCGCAACGCAACTAACCCCAACTCTGATCTGCCTGCCAACTTACGTCTTAAGCCTGAAGATCTGAAGAAAGTCACAGTTCCCCAAGCTGTAGAGCGAGTTGCCAAGATCAACGAGTGGCGTTTGGCTCAAGTCGAAAAAGCCAAATTGGAAGGCATGCTCAGTGCCGACGTTTACAAGGCTTACCCTGAGCAGAGCATGCGTTGGGTGCAGTTAAATCGTCCAGGGCAGTTTGCGGCTGAGTCTGAGGCGATGGGACACTCGGTGCGCGGTTACGAGCCGCCGGAGGGCGGCGGGTCACCATACTACGGCCACGGCGGGTGGGACGCGATCAAGGAGGGCCGCGCCAAGGTCTACTCCCTGCGCGACAAACGCGGCGAGCCGCATGTGACGATTGAGACGCGGCTCGGTAGGCCTTGGAATGAGCGCAGTGGTATTTTTTATCAATACCCTGGGCTTGAGGATTCATGGGCTGCTTATTCAAAAGAGGTTCATCGAGTAGCAAGGGAGACGGGCGTTAATAGAGATCCCAACTACATCACTGGATATCCAGAGTGGCTGAAAGCTAATGCCCCCGATGTTTTTGAGAAGCACGCTCACATCTTTGCCCCGCCTCCTGATGAGATCACCCAGATCAAGGGCAAAGGAAACCGCGCACCAAAGGACGAATACCTCCCCATGATCCAGGATTTTGTCCGCAGTGGTAACTGGAGCAGAGTTGGGGATTTGCAGAACACTGGGTTGACAAAGGCAGGCGACAAGTACCTGACTAAGGCGGAGTACGACGATTACCTTCTGCAACAACTAACACCCCCAGGACAGAACTACGCCCGCGGCGGTCTAGTCACAGACACAGACGCTATTGCTGCCAAGCTCAAAGCTACAGGCATGGATGATCAGAAGGCATTCATGCAAGCCTTGCGTATGGCAGATGCTAGGCAAGAAGCTCACATGGCAGGCGGTGGTCTGCTGAAGGCGCTGAAGGGGGCGCAGGCTTCTACTAAGTCTCATCCCACGGTGTTCCCGCCTGCTGCGCCTCTGACTGAAGCAGAGATGCGTCCTATTGCCCAGCGAGTGGCAGGCCAGATGACAGGAGAGTTTGTCAGGCCCAACCCTAAGCTGTCTGTCAATCCAGCGGGCAAAGCCAAGAAGACGTTTGAGCGGGAGAAGACGCTTCCCGTAGAAGTGACGCAGCGTATTGAGCAGAAGCCAGCACCTTACATCAACTATGAAGAGATGAAGGATGCATATCTTGCTGGAGTTCCAGGGGATCCGACCCGTGGTGGTGTCGCAAAGCTTGGATCGTTAAGCGAAGTTCATGAAGGCGCTGAAGAGCTTCGCAGGTTGGGTGATGTGGAGTTTGAGAAGACTGAATCCGGGCCTGTTCAGCTATTTGGAGGCCCGCGGTATGGTGCGTATTCTGAGCGTGACTTTTGGGGGTCCAACCTTGGGCCTGCAAGAGCTATTCAGAACACCGTAGATGAACTTGGTGCATTGGGTCCGGTGTACGGTCAATACATCAAGATGAGCCCTGAAAGCACCAACTTTGCGTTGCACAACCTAGATGCGCTGCTGGCTTATCTGCAGCCGGAAAAGCTCAGCAAGTCCAAGTTGGAGATCTTGAATAGAGAAATTCGCAAGGGGTCTCCAAAGTATGGAAAGTTCCCCGGTTTTTCGGGCTTTGAAAATCCGATTGATGTGCTGCTGCAATCACAGTTGCATTCGGATCTGCGCAAGCATATTGCCGAAACTCTGATGAAGCCAAAGCTCACAAGCTCCTTGGGTTTGCGCCAAGGGTCTGATGTCTTGTTTGGCATTTCAGAACCTAGCTTGCGGAACTTGGAGACTGGGGTTAGCGGGTACTCTGTAGGCAAGATGGAGCCAGGAAAACCGTTGACGCCATCATTGCATCCAACGTATGACTACGACATCCCTGGATCATTCCTCGGCCAGTCTAGGTATCCAACGCCGTATGAGATTGCGTTCCCCACATCGACTGCGTATACCAGGGCGAACCTCAAGCCTGGGGCGCAAGAGTTCAACACTCTGAAGATGATTGGGGCTAGAGAGAAGATTGACCAGCAGTACATTGACCAGATCAAGATGTACGAAGAGTTAATGAAAGAGTACACCGGGAAGAAAAAAGGTGGACTTGTTAAAAAGTCTGGATTGAGTGTGCTTAACAAGGCGATAATCTAATCATGGCAACCGAATTCCCGATTGATCCCGAGTTCAACCGCTTTGTTGGGGGCGAACAAGGGGAGCCAGCACCTGATGAGCCTGTTGAGGTTGAACTAGACCTTGATGAATCCGAGATTGAGGAGCTTCCTGATGGCTCTGCAATCGTGCGGATGGAAGGCAAAGGTCCGATGGAAGATGAAGACTTCTATCAGAACCTAGCTGACAGTGATGTTATTGACCATCTTGACCTGAGTTCGATGGCCTTGCGGTACATCCAACTGGTTGAGAAGGACAAAGAGGCTCGAAAGCAGCGGGACAAGCAGTACGAAGAGGGTATCCGCCGTACTGGATTGGGTAATGACGCCCCCGGTGGAGCTAATTTCAACGGTGCATCCAAGGTTGTTCACCCTGTGATGGCCGAAGCCTGCGTGGATTTTGCTGCGAGGGCGTTCAAAGAACTGTTTCCGCCTGATGGCCCGACCCGTACTCAGATTCTGGGTGATGTGGACGAGGAGAAAGTTGCGATTGCCGAGCGCAAACGTGACTTTATGAACTGGCAGTTGACCGATCAGGTCGAGGAATTCGCTGATGAGCAAGAGCAGATGCTCACTCAGTTGCCTCTTGGTGGTTCTCAGTACCTGAAACTCTGGTACGACGACAAGAAGAAGCGTCCTTGTGCCCAATTTTTGCCGATTGACAACGTACTTCTGCCGTTTGCCGCGGGTAGTTTCTACACTGCCCAGCGTGTAACGGAGGTTGACGACATCTCCGACTACGAGTTTAAGCGTCGGATTGACTCTGGCCTGTATCGAGACGTCAGTTTCATCCGGGCGACGATGGACCCTGAGCCTACTGGCGCTCAGAAGGCCACGAACAAGATCGAAGGCAAGTCAGAGAACGACAACGAAGACGGTATCCGCCGCGTGTATCACATTTACACATGGCTGGAACTGGAAGACGACCCTGTTACGAAGGGTCAGACTGCCCCGTACATCCTGATGATCGACGAACTGGACACGGAAGTGGTCGGTTTGTACCGGAATTGGGAAGAGGGTGATGAGACGATGACGAAGCTCGACTGGATTGTCGAGTTCAAGTTCATCCCGTGGCGTGGAGCCTATGCTGTTGGCCTGCCGCATCTCATTGGAGGCCTCTCCGCGGCCGCTACGGGCGCTTTGCGGGCCTTGCTGGACTCTGCCCACATCAATAACGCTGCAACGCTCCTGAAGCTCAAGGGCGCGAAGGTATCGGGTCAGTCTCAGCAGGTCGAAGTGACCCAAGTTGCAGAGATTGAGGCGGCTCCAGGTGTGGATGATGTCCGGAAACTGGCGATGCCGATGCCCTTCAACCCGCCAAGCCCGGTTTTGTTCGAGCTTTTGGGCTGGTTGACGAGTGCTGCCAAGGGTGTGGTGACGACATCGGAAGAAAAGATTGCCGATGTCAACGCAAATGCGCCTGTTGGTACGACTCAGGCTCTGATTGAGCAGGGTGCAGCGGTTTTCTCGAGCATTCACGCCCGTTTGCACAAATCTCAGGGCCGAGTTCTCAAGATTTTGCAGCGTATCAACCGCTGGTATCTGGAGGACATGCGCCGCGGCGAGGTTGTAGAGGATTTAGACATCAAGCGGGACGACTTTGCTCGTTCTACTGACGTCATTCCTGTTTCTGACCCGCATATCTTCTCTGAAACCCAGCGGATGGCTCAGACCCAAGCGGTCATGACCGTCATGGAGAAGAATCCTGACCTGTTTAACCGCAAAGCGGTGGTCATGCGGTTCTTGAAGCAGATCAAAGTGCCTCAGATCAATGAGTTGATGCCTGATACGCCTTCTCCTGAGAAGCAAGACGCTGCAAACGAAAACGTAGCGATGACTATTGGTCAGACTGCCTACGCTTATCCTGAGCAGGATCATCTTGGACATATCCAGGCGCACTTGGACTACGCCAAAGACCCGGTGTTTGGTGGGAATCCTCTGATTGCCCAGCACTACATCCCGAGGGCGATGGAGCACATCAAGCAGCACTTGGCCTTGTGGTACTTGAACCGCATGAACGGCTATGTGCAGAAGTCTCTGGGTGAGAAGCCGGAAGAGTACGCACTGCTGGCTGATCCGAAGCCTATTGACAAGATCATCGGTGTTGCGGCGCAGCATGTGGTGATGGATACGGAGCAGACGCTTGCGGGCATCATGCCGGTGATCCAGCAGATGATGAAGACGATGGAGCAGTTCAAGCCGAAGCCTGAACTAACGCCTGATGGACAAGTGCTGTTGCAGACCTCTATGGCTGAGACGGAGCGCCGTAAGGCCCGCGATCAGGCAGAGATGCAACTGAAGGGGCAAGAGTTGGAGGTTGACATCCAGATGCAGATGAAGAAGCTGCAGGATGAGCAGGCTCTGGCTATGGAGGAACTCCAACTGAAACTGGCCATCGCTCAAGGTGATCAGGATATGAAGGAGCGCATCGAGACGGCCCGTTTGACGCGGGATGCGGCTAGGTTGAGACACGACCAAGACAAGACCGTCATGGACTTTTCAACGAAAGGAAACCAGTATGGCTACCAGTGATACCGAGCAGAAGAGCATTCTTGTGCCCCAGCACAAGCGCATGGCTGCTGGCGCCCCGATTACCGGGCAAACCATGCAAAACGACAAACCCAAACAAGGAGCACTGACGCAAGCAGCTAAAAAGAAGTAAGTGGCAACAATATCGGACCTGATCGGCGGGATAAAGGCGCGGCAGTCAGAGATTGCTGTATCTCTTGCAGTTGGCAATGCAGCTAACTGGGAGTCTTATCAACGCATGGTCGGGCACTACTCGGGGCTCAAAGAAGCCCTGGACATATTAGAAAACTTGATGAAGGAAGACGATGAGTAATCAACCGGAAGCTGCTAACGCGGCTGAGATGGCTTGGGCATTTCCGAGCGTGGACCCCGGTGCAAAACCTCTAGGTGGGCGTATTCTTGTGCAGTTGCGCCGTACCAAAAAGGCAACCAAGACCGGCATCATTCTGCCCCATGAGGTTAAAGAAACCGAGAAGTGGCAGAACATGGTGGCAAAAGTGATTGAGATCGGTCCCTTGGCATTCAAGCACCGCGACACGATGCTTGCGTGGCCTGAAGGTTCTTGGTGTGTCCCTGGAGACTTCATTCGGGTGCCCAAATGGGGTGGTGATCGATGGGAAGTTAAAGTTCCCGGAGACGATGAGTCGGAAGACGCTGCTCTGTTCATGATCATCAACGATCACGAAGTGATTGCAAAGGTCACAAGTGATCCTCTAGCGATGAAGGCATTTGTATGAGTCAAGATAAAGAAAAAGTAGAAGACATCCCCGTTACTGAAGAAAAAGACGGCTCTGCAACAGTAGAGCTGCCTGATGAGCTTGTTACTGAAGATTCTTCTGAAGAGCCAGAAGTTCAAGCAGCACAAGATGACGGTGATGCTGACCAGCCCGGTGATACGGATGCGGTGCGAGAAGCCCGCAGGAATCGCCGAAAAGCTAAAAAAGAGTACATCAAGCGCACCAACGAAGAGAAGGATCAGCGTTTGGTGTTGCTGCAACGCGAGAACGAAGAGTTCCGCAAGCGTCTAGCCGAAGTTGAAAAGAAGAGCCAAAACTTTGAGTTGGCTCGACTT